GCAACATCTACACGTTTGACTTGGACGTGTACGCCGACAATGGCGGCATCCAAAAGTGGTTGCGCTCTTGGAGGGCGCTGCCGACTGGCCAAAACAACCTCAAACGCACCGCGCATCACAGCTTGCAATTGGATTGTGAGACAGGTGTTGGCTTAAATACTGGCCAAGGCTCAGACCCTCAAGTCATGCTGCGTTGGTCGGATGACGGCGGTCACACATGGAGCAATGAGCATTGGTCACCAGTTGGCAAGATTGGTGCGTATGGCCACCGAACCTTTTGGCGCAGGCTTGGAATGACGCTCAAGCTGCGCGACCGTGTATATGAACTCTCAGGTACTGACCCCAACAAAATAGCCATCATGGGCGCAGAATTGATCTTAAGCCCGACCAATTCTTAATCATGGCCACCAGTCCAAACTCCACCCAGATCACACCCCCACGGGTGTCGATCATTGATGAACGCACTGGTGCGGTGTCAAGGGAGTGGTATCGGTGGTTCTACAGTCTGTACAACATTGTTGGAACAGGCACTGGCGTTATTCCCGTTGTCAGTGGCGGTACAGGGTTATCCACTATTCCAACCAACGGCCAATTGCTTATTGGTAACGGTACAGGGTATACCCTAAATACATTAGGGTTTGGAACAGGTATATCGGTCACCAATGGTGCTGGCACTATTACGGTGGCCAACACTGGTGTGCTGTCGTTCTCAGGTGGTACGACCGGCCTGACGCCATCAGCGGTCACTACAGGCGCTGTAACCCTTGCAGGCATCTTAGGTATTGCCAATGGTGGCACCAACGGTTCTGCGACGCCTACAACCAATGGCGTTGCCTATGGTACGGGTACGGCCTACGCTTTTACTGCTGCGGGTACGACTGGTCAAGTATTGACGGCTACCACGGGCGGCGCACCTACTTGGGCAACGCCAGCGGGTGTCGCCGCACCCGTTATTAAGACTGCTAACTTCACCGTTGCGGACACTGATGTTTGGCTAATTAACAACAAGTCTGGCTCAACCTGTACTGTGACTTTGCCAACAGCGTCTATTTGGACAGGTCGGGTCTTGCGGTTTCAGAACTACCAAGTCCAAGCGGTTGCATCGGCGTCGTCAAACGTGGTACCTTTGACCGGCGGCGCAGCGGGAACGTCCATCCTGTTGGCCAGCTCGGGCGACGCGGCCACGTTGGTGTCCGACGGCTCTAACTGGTTGATGACACAATATATACCTAACAACATTCTTCTTTTGGAATAAAATGATTCATCAATATGCCAGCGGGCGCAAGATAATTTAAGGAGAGCACTATGGGATGGGGTCAACTTTTAGGCGCAGCGGCAGGATACCTGCTTGCACCAGCAACGGGCGGCGCAAGTCTTGCATTGGCATCCGCTGGTCTTGGCGCGTCGCTTGGTGGTTCGCTTGAAGAAGCAACTGGCGGCGGCGTATCTGGTGCTGCTGGAGATGCGGCTGCCGCTACCGCTGCTGCAACAGACCGCGCCACCGCGCTTCAACAGCGGATGTACGAAGAAAACGTAGCAAGGCAAAAGCCTTTTTACAATGTCGGTGTCAATGCGTTGCCTGAGCTTGTCAAAGCATCTAAGTACACAAACTTTGGCATGAATCAGTTTCAGCAAGACCCAGGCTATGCTTTTCGGTTAAAAGAAGGACAACAAGCACTTGACCGTCAAGCGGCTAGGCGTGGGGGATTAATCTCTGGCAACGCATTAAAAGCTGCCCAACAGTATGGCCAAGAGATGGGTAGCCAAGAATACATGAACGCTTTTAACCGCTACCAGACTGAACGCGCTGCGCGTTTGAACCCGTTGCAATCATTAACTGGTATGGCGCAAACTACAGCCAATACGCTTGGCGCTGCTGGACAAAATATGGCGACTAATGTTGGCAATGCATATATGGCCCAAGGTGAAAACGCAGGCAATGCGTTGTTAACCGGCGCTCAAGCACGTTCTACTTCGTATGGAAATACCGCCGATTTATTAGGTAGATTTTATGGTAGTTATGGCAGCGGTGGTTCTGGAACATCAGGCCGATGGAACCCCGCTACCGGAACATTTGGATAACATCATGCCACTTAATTTTGGAATACTTCAACCCGTCGATATTGGTGCCCGATTCATGGCTGGCCAAGAAGAAGCGCAACGCAATCAGTTGGCGCAACAGCAGAGGGCGCAAGATCAAGAGCTAAACGCCTTGCGAATGCAACAAACTCGCGGCGCTATTAGCCAACAAGAGCGCCAATTAAAAGCAGAAACCGCTGCTCAAAAAACAGAAATGTTTCGCCAACGATTGCTTCGCGCCCGCGACCCTAACAGCGCCCGCGAACTGGTCAAAATGCAATACGCTGATCCTGATGTGGGTGCAGTGTTGTCGCAAGCGGGTTCATTAGAGCAAGCATTAGCTGAAGTGCCTGATGACCCTGTACTGTTTGAGCGTTATCGCCAACAAGAAGCGTTAGGTATGTCTGAGTGGATAAAGTCGCAGATGCCTAAAGTTGTTGGTGGCTCAATATACAACCCTGCTAAAGGCACGTTTGAAACGCCGCCTAAAGAAACAATATCGCAAGAATCATTGTTAATGCAACAACTAGGCTATCCATTAACTCCACAAGGTTACCAAGACTTTATAAATGCAAAAAAACCAAGCACTTTGCGGACAAAAGAAGAGGAAGAGCAAAGTATTCGCATTGCTCGTGCAAGCAGGCCGCCTGCCCAACCAGCGCCACTTCAACCACTAGTTGCAGTCAAAGGCCCAAATGGTCAAACAATTTATGTTTCGCGTGAAGAAGCGTTAAAAAATCGAATGTCGCCTCCTGATTCAAGCGGAGGAACTACTTCTGAAAGTGAGCGCAAAGCGGCTACCTTATTGCAGCGTTTGCAATTCTCACAAAATCAATTGACTCAAGCTTTAACAGACGACCCAAAGGCGGCAGGACCAGAAGCATTTGCGGCAGCAGTTGGAAAATTCTCAACAACTGCCAGCAATCTTTTAAATAGTCAAGCACGGCAAAGGGTTGAAGCTGCACAACTTGATATTCTTGATGCTGCACTAACACTTGGAACTGGCGCAGCCTACACAAGAGAACAGTTAGAAGGTTATCGCCAAGCCTATTTCCCAGCTTATGGTGATGAACCACAAACTATTTTGGACAAGCAAGCTCGATTGCAAAATGTTATAGAAGCAGCTCAAATTGCTGCTGGCAAGGCTGGCAAATTAGTTCCTGCGCAAACCCCTGTTGCTCCTGCATTTGGTGGTAGTGATGTTAGAAGTAAAGCCGATCAGATTCTTAAAAGGAAACCATAGTATGGCCACTGCTGACGAATACGCAAAGTGGATTGTGGACAACAGCGCCAAAAAGGGTACGCCTGATTTTGATATTGTTGCCAAGGCATATGAAGAAGCAAAAGCTTCTGAAACAATGCAACCCGAAAGTTTCAGTGCTGCAAAGATGATAGGTAACGCCCCTGCTAGTTTGTACCGAAACACTATTGGCGGTTTGTATCAGGCAGTTACTAATCCATTGCAAACAGCAACGGGACTGATGGACATAGCGGCTGGTGGTTTGCAAAACATCACACCAACGCCATTGCGTGACGTTATCAACAGAGCCAATGTCGGCAGCCCTTTCCTTGACCCTGCGGCTGCACAACGATCACAAGCTTTAGCCAGCGCTGTTGGACAAGATTACGCAACAACGTATGGCACAGGTGCAGGATTTAAAAAGACCATGCAGGAAGACCCTTTTAGGGTTCTTGGCGATGTGTCTATGCTGTTGGGTGGTGCTGGTGCTGGCGCTAAAGCAGCAAATATAGGGAATGTAGGCAATGCACTTGCAAAAGCATCTGCTGTCACTAATCCAATGAATGCTTTAATTAAACCAGTTACATCAGTTATTAGCCCAACTATCTCACCGCAAATACAGTCTTTGATGAAAGAAGGTGTTACACCCACTGTTGGTCAAATTTTGGGTGGCGGTTACAAGCGTGCTGAAGAAGCTTTGTCAAGTGTTCCAGTATTAGGAGACTTTATTAAAAGCGCACAAAACAGGGCTATGCAAGACGTTAACCGTGCAGCAATTAACAGATCGCTTACGCCAATTGGTGAAAAATTGCCTGATGGCGTTGCAGGACGTGAAGCAATCCAATTTGCATCAGAAAAATTAGATGATGCTTATGGCAATCTATTGCCAAAAATGACAGTTTTGCAGGATGCACCTTTCCAAACAAATATTTCTGAACTGAAGAATTTGGTTCAATCTGGTGCAATTGATCCTAAAGCTGTAACTTTCTTTAACAATTACATTGATAGCAACGTAGTCAATAAATTTCAAGGCAAAGGTGCAATTACTGGAGAAACATTAAAACAAGTGCAAAGTGATTTAAGGGAAACAATTAACCGCTTGGCCGCTTCTACTGATGCAGACCAAAGATTAATTGGTGATGCCTTAAAAGAGGCACAAGATCAAGTGCGTCAATTGGTAATAAGAAGCAACCCTAAATATGCAACTGAATTAAAAGCAATTGATAAAGGCTACGCAAACTTTAAACGTGTTGAACGTGCATCTGCCGGACTTGGTGCTGAAGAAGGTATTTTTTCTCCAGCTCAATTACAAAATGCTGTCAAAGCAATGGATAAGAGCAAAGATAAGGGAAGGTTTGCAAAAGGTGAAGCTTTGATGCAAGACTTATCTGAAAGCGCAAAAACCGCATTAGGCAATAAAGTTCCTGATTCAGGAACGCCATATAGATCGCTTGTTGCTGCCCTTGCCGCATCTGGCGGTGCTGGCGTTGCAGGCTTTCCACAAATAGCCACAGCACTTAGTGGCCTTGCCGTTTCACCATTGCTTTATTCGCAAACGGGTCAAAATGTATTAGCCCAAATACTTACAAAAAGACCTGATTTTGCCAACGCATTAGCCGCTCAATTAAACACTAGCGAAAAGGCAAAGTTGGCTGCGTTGATTGCCGCACAAGCTGCACAAGCGCCTGTAAGAATTGAGATGAATGGAATGGCTCCACAGTACAAATAATCGAGATAACAAATGACCGACGACACTTCCACCAAAATAGCAGTACATGAAGCCGTTTGCGCCGAACGCTATGCGGCTATTGAAAGATCATTTATTGATAACGACAAGCGCATGACGCGTATTGAATATCTGATCTACGTCGTCATTGCTGCTGTGCTGTTTGGCCCAGGCTTTGCTGGTGAGTTGGTCAAAAAAGTCTTAGGGCTGTAAAAAAGAAATGATTCCAATAGTCGCATCCCTCCTTGGCAGCCTTGCCCAAAACGGTCTGACGTTACTCTCTAGTGCCATTCAAGCCAAAGGCAAGGAAGTGGTGGAAAAC